CTACTTCCCGATCGCCTCGAAGCGACAGTAGTAGGTCGAGAGGTTCACGCCCTGCGCGACCTCGACGCCCGTGGAGGCGACGATCCACTTGACCTTGCCTCCGGCGGTCGCCGGGTCCGGGTTCCACGCCGGGTAGAGCGGCGTGGTCCCGCTGAGCGCGTTGCTGAACAGGACCAGCTCGATGCGCGACATCCCGAGGTCGCCGGGCGTGATCGGATCGCCGCCGGTGTTGTAGACGGCGGGACCGGTGTAGCCCCCGATCTTGCGGATGCGCGCGGCCGAGCTGTCGTGGAAGGCGCCGATGGTTTTGTCGATCGTCGGCATGGCGCCTCCTAGAAGTTCTCCGCAGGCACGTCGATGTCGCAGAGGATCCGGTGGTTGCCGGTGCCGCCGGTCGTGTCGGTCACCTTCGGTGCGGCGATCGTGCCGAGCGGCACCGTCGCAGGCGCGGTGCCCGCGGCGACCAGCACGGCGAGATCGGCGGCACCACCGACGAGCATGTCCGCTCCGGCGACCGCCGCGGCGACGTTGGCGTCACTGGCGCGCACCAGCCCCGGGCCCCCCACCTGGATGCAGGTGTAGTTGCCGCGGGTCGGCGCGTTGTTGACGATGCCCGCCAGCTGGTTGAGCGTGGTGCCGCCCGCGGTGGTGACGACGTAGTTGGCGCGATCGGACCAGTAGACCGGTTGCCCGACCTTGGGCGCCGCGGCGGCGGCGGGGTCCACGCGCACGAGCTGAAAGCGCTTCGTGCGGGGCGCGGTCGCGGGTGTGCCGCGGCTGACCGGATGCTGCACCGAGAAACGCGCCCCGAGCAGCCCCGGGGCGTGCAGGGTCGGCGAGTCCTCCGCGAGCGGGTTCCCCGAGGCGAGGTAGACGGCATTCTGTTCATAGACGCTGGGCATGACGCACTCCTTTCTGATGCATATGCATCTAGCCCAGGGCTAGCTGCCGATCCCGTAGATGACCCGCGACAGCCGCAGGGCCTTCACGGTGAGGTTGCCGCCGAAGAGAATCTGGCCCGCGACCTGGTTGTCCTGCCGCGCGCCCTTGAAGCCGGTGAACCCGAACGCGAACTTGCGCGACTGCGCGATGTAGAGGCGGATGTAGGCGTCGTCGCCCTGCGGCCCGAAGTTGAGCCACCAGAACGTCTCGTTCGGGGCGTAGTAGTTGCCCAGATCCTCGTCGTTCACGCCGTCGGCGCCCGGGCAGTACTGCGACATCGTGATCGTCGCCTTGTCGAACTTCATGCCCGGCCAGTTGATCTCCGGTTGGGTCGTGTCGATGATCTGGTGCGGGAGGAAGTTCTCGGCGATGAAGCCCATGCAGCGGTTGGTCGTGATGCCGATGGTGGGCGCTTCGTTGCCGATGATGCAGCTGAAGTAGCTGTGACGCAGCACGCGGTAGGAGATCGGCTGGCCGTTCAGGTTCGCCGGGATGAGCCCGGTGGGCGCATCGAGCGCAGGCGTGACGTCGACGCGTGTCTGCCCGCCGTAGCTCGGGAAGAGCGTGCCCGTCCACGAGGCGGTGGCGGCGGAGCCGAAGGCCTCTTCCAGGCCGTTGATCTCGGCGGAGCGATCGTCGCCCACGATCGGTTGCCCGTGGTGGAACGCGGCGATTTCGAGGATGGCGGACATGGTGAGCGAGGCCTGCGCCATGTCGGTGCGGATGACGCTGAACGCCGCCCGCGGTCCGGCCATTTCGACTTCGAGATCTTCGAGGAACTCGGTCACGCCGACCTGGTAGTAGCGCGGCCCGAACAGCAGGCCCGTGCGGGTCTGCCGCTTGAGGATGTCGAAGCTGGCGCCCTTCTTGTACGCGCCGCCCTTCATCGGCTTGTACATGAAGTTCTCTTGTATCTGCGGACCGATCCACTTCCGGTTGAAGCGCGATTTCGCCATCGCGATGAAGGGACCGGCCTTGAAGTAGCCGTCGACCACACCCGGTTCGATTTCCTTGGTGACAGTCGTATTGACGTCGTCGAGCTGAATGGGCACAGCAGCCTCCTAGAGTGAGGCGGGAGCAGTGATCACATGCCGCGGGCTTGCTGCAGCCGCTCGTACTCGGCGACGGCGGTATCCAGCGTGTGCGCCTGCGACCCCTCTTTGGTCGAGAGGACATCGAGCGGGGACGACTCCTGGCGCAGCGGGAACGGATGCGAGCTGTTCGCCTTGAGGCGCTCGCCGAGCCGCTGTTCCACGAGGTCGTTGATCCGCTTGTCCTCGGCTTCCTTCGCCTTGGCCTGGATCCGCTCGCCATACCGTTCGGTGTAGGCGTCTTGGAGCGAGAAGACACGACCGGGCTGACCCATCACCGGCTTCCCCAGCTTCGGGTTGGCGATCAGCTCGGTCATGTCGAGCGGTTCCTGAAACAGGTGCATGTGCCGGGCACCCTGCGTGGCGAGGAAGGCACTGACGGCGATGTAGTCGCGCCCCGCTTCGTTGATGCGCGCATCGGCGATGCGCGCGATCTCCTCGGCGGTGAGCTGCGCGGGCGTCTGCAGCGGTGGGGTCGGATTCGGGTTCGGGTTCGGGTTGGGATTGGGATTGGGGTTGCCGTTGCCGTTCCGTCCGCCGTTGGCCTCCAGCTCGCGTGCGCGATCGAGCGCACTCTTGTTGTCGGCGAACCAGCCGTTCAGACGCTCGTAGTACGCCGTCAACTCGCCTTCCTTTTCTCGCAAGGTATCCATCGAGCGGCTGTAGTCGCTCCGGGCCAGCGCGCCATCTCCGAGGAGCGTGACGGCCTCCTTCGCTTCTGCCGCATTGAAGATGGCCTCGGCCTGTGCGCGCTGCTCCGGGGGGAGCTTGGCGAGCACGCCAGCCATGAAGGCCTGTCCACTCTCAAATGCACCCATCGGTCTGTCTCCTTCACGCAGGCCAGGCAAGAGCCGAGGCGGGCCTCCGCGGGCGCGGGCAAGACCGCTCTGGAACTCCTCTGCCTGTCGTGGCTGTCGTCGTCGTCGGCGAGCGGCGTTCCGCTTAGATCGATCCGGCTCCCGCTAGTCCGCGATCGATGCCGCCGCCCGGGAACGCCGGACCCGTGGCGGTCGGAGAGGTCGGTCCAGCGCCATCCGACATGACGTCGGCGAGGTACTGCTGGAGCATGTCCTTGATGAGCGCGAGCTGCGCGGCGCGGTTGGGCGTGACTTGGGCCCACGCGTCGAGGAGGTCGGCCATCGAGCCTGCCGACTGCGTGATCCCCGTGAGGACCTCAGGCGGCATTTGTGCGCCGGGGATCGAGCCTGGTCCGGCGATCCCGCGCATCGAGAACGGCTGCGAGGGGTCAGCGCCGCCCATCACGGTGGGCGAGGGCGGCGGCATGTCGAGCGCGGTACTGCCGGGGGTCGGGCCGGTGCCGGGGAAGAGCGGCGGCGTCGCCATCAGCGCGACCCTCCGAAGCTGCGGCCCTGCCGGAGCGACTTGGTGGCGGGGGTCTGCTTGCCCTTGCCGAAGGGCCGCTTGCCCTTGCCTTTCTGTTTGCTGAAGGCGGGCGGGGCGCCAGACTTGTCCTTGGGCGGGGGAAACGCCATCGCTACCTCTTGCTCAGCGACCGGCTGGGACTGGTGCGCTTGCCGTGCCACTTCGACGAGCCCGGCTTGCCTTTGTTGATGGAGGCGTAGAACACCCGCTCGCCCTTTTCGGAACCGTACGAGTCCTTCATGGAGGAGAGGACCTTGGAGCCGGAGGGCGTGAGCGGCACGCCTGGTAGCGTCAGGGGAAAAATCAGGCTTGTCTAGATCCCCCCTCAGGACGGCCCGCGGGTGTGGGAGGCGACCGGGCGGACGGGCGGCGGGGTGGCGCCCTGCTGCTGCGCGCCGTAGGCGGCGCCGGTGATCAGGGCGGGGAGGCCGTACTTGCGGAGGATGTCGATGAGCGAGTCGTCCCAGATCACGTAGTTGCGCGTGCCGAGGGTGCGGGCGGCTTCCTGTGCTCGCTGCCACGCCAGCCCCGGCGTGGCCTCCTTCGCGATGAGTTGCCCGTTGAAGTTCAGGACCTCCCACTGCTTCGCGCTGTTGTTGAAGGTGGGCGGCTGCAGGTCGACACGCGCGCGGGAGACCTGATCGCGATAGCGCTGCCCAGGCACGCCGGAGATGCGGAACGCGTCGCTCGCTGCCGCGCGCCCGTACTGCGCCTGCGCCCGCTCATAGAGGTCCCGCCCGGGGTATCCCGGTGGCAGGCGCCCGATCACGTCCCGAACCGCCTGCTGCACGGCGGGCGATTGACTGCCGAGCGGGACGTCGTAGTCGAGCAGCTGCGAGGGATCGACACGGAGATCGACCTCATACATATGCCCCTCTGGGAACTGTACCTCCCCCGACTTGAGCATCCGGCGAAGCAGCATCAGCTCCTGAGGCTTGTTGAGCAACATCGTCTCGGCGTTCTTCCCGTAGCTCGCCAGCGTGTTGATCACGTTGATCCGTGGAATGTCCATGCGCCGCGCCGCCTCCGAGACGGTCACTCCCCAGCGGCGAGCCGCCTCCATCGACGACGAGGGTAGCTCGTCGGCGACCTCCATCGCCGAGCGCCCTCCGACCAGCGTGCGCGTCTGCGACAAGGCATAACTGCGAGCGACCGGCTCCGCCTCGGCGAAGTACAGACCGTGCCCGTAGCTCTGCGCGCCTTCGCCCGTACCCAGCTTCGAGAGGTCGAAGCGATCAAAGTCGTGCGGGGAGCCGTGATAGGCGCGGATGCCGGTGGCGGGCGGAGCGGGCGGCTTGCCGACGTTCGTGGTCGCCAGCATGTTCAGCTGATTGCGCGGATCCATCCCGAATCCGAGCAGCTGCCGGATCGCCTCGGTCGCCAGTGTCTTCCCCGGCTGCTCCACCTTCGTCGACCAGAAGTCGGGCGCCTGCGGTTGCGCCGACCAGTCGCGCAGGTCGCGCACCCACGTCGGCACAGTCGACGATGCATATGGATCCTTGAGAAGTGGCCCCGGCATCTTACTTCTCGCTCTCCGTGATCGTCTCCCGCCCGCCCGGCTCGTCGTTCTTCGTCTCCTGCTTCGGCGGCGCCCCGCCGCTCGCCTTCCGCCCCGCGGGACTGACCGTCTGCCCGATCCCGAGCATCGCCTGCGCCTGCAGCCGCTCGGTCACCGTCACCGGGACGCGCAGCTCCAGCAGCTGCCCCGACATGATGTCCAGCAGGAACGTGCGGCCGGTCTGCGGGTCGGTGTACTGCGGCGGCGCGGCGCCGCCCGCGGCCAGCATCGGGCCCATCGAGAGCGTTTGCATCGCCTGCTGCATCATCGCGGGCAGGACCGTGTCGGGCGGCTTCTCGATCACCGGCAGCGGGATCGCGGGCGGGGCGCCGACGTTGGGGGTCTCCAGCGTCTCGTGCAGCGACCAGAAGTCGTAGTAGCCCATGCGGGCGAGCTGCACCCGCATCATCTTGCGCTCGGTCGCGTCCATCGCCAGGACGCTGTTGGGCGCGACGATGAAGACGAACTGCTTGTGGAAGTACTGCGCACGCTGGTCGCGGCTGGTGGTGTTGACGTCCAGCTCCGGGGTGTAGCCGGGCTGACCGGGCAGGAGCGCCGGGACCATCATGTCGGGGTCGAAGTCGAACTCGTTCAGCATCTGCCCGCCGGTGCCGAGGATCTGCACGCGCTTGGACGTGGAGAGGAACTGGAAGTAGTTGATCTTCACCATCTCGCTGAAGTCGCGCAGGAAGAGTTCCACCTGGCGCGCCTCCTGCCGGATCTCGGGCGTGAGCGCTTCGTAGTACTTCTGGATCGTGTCGGCCGAGGGCATCTGGCGGAGTTGCAGGAGCGCCGAGAGGTTGGCGGTGCCACTGAGGTCGGCAAACTTCTGGGTGAGCCGCTCCCACATATCGATCCCCATCGCGATGATCTGCGGGTTGGGGCCTTCTTCCTTCTTCCACGGGTCGCCGAACCCCGGCATCACCTTGACGCGCTTGCCCGGGCGGCGCGGGTCCATCAGCTTCATGGTGGCTTCGCTGACGGCGTTGCGGTTGTAGGTGATGTCGGGGTTGGTCCACTGGCGCATCCCGAGGCGCACGTCGTGCACGGTGTCGTTGATGGCGTCTTGGAGCGGGAGCAGATCGTTGAAGAGCGGGATGCCGAGGAACTGCCAGGGGACGCTCCAGAGCTTCAGGCGGCAGAACGGATACATGCCGTGCCAGTAGGTGTTGGGGCCGTCGTAGATGAGGACGTCGTCAGTGGCGACGAGCAGACGCCCGCGCGGGTAGAGCGGCTGGCCGGGCTCGGCGAGGTAGGCCCAGTTGGTGCCGGGCGTGCCCATCGGGATCGGCTTGTTCGTCAGGTTGCGCGTGCGATCGCGGAAGTAGGCGCGGTAGAGGACGAGCGCCCCGCTGCGCGCCTTCTTCACCGTGCCCGCGCTGCCGGGCCAGGCGATCGTGTCGAGCGGATCGGCGGGCGAGATGAGGCGCGAGAGGCCGGTGCGGAAGCGGCCCATCACCTGCCCGAGGAGCGTGTCGGGTGAGGCGCGGAACAGATGCGCCTTGGTCGGATACATCCCCTTGAGCACGTTGACGGTGTGCTCCTCGCGGAAGCAGACGCCTTCCCAGAGCTGACACGAGCGGCCGAAGGAGGGGCGGAGCGGCAGGGTGTCGCGCGGGTCGCGCGCGGTGAGCTGGTGCGCGCCGCCGAGCGGCGCGTGCGGGTCCCAGTCGATGACGAGATCGCCCGTGCCTCCGGCGAGCGAGTACTTCACGCAGTCGCCCAGGTCGAGGTCCATCATCGTGGTGACCCACTCGTACATCAGGTACATGTTCAGGAGGTTGGCCTGGACCTGGTACTCGGGGTTCGATCGCCAGCCCGCGATCGGCTTGAGGTCGGTGATGGCGGAGACGTGCGCCTGCATCGCCTTGCGCGTCTCGTTGATGGTGACCTGCGGGAGGTACTTCATGCGGCAGTGCTCAGCGGAGAGCTGGTTGCCGGTGATGTAGTCCTGCGCCTTGCCGATCAGATCGTAGGAGGGGTCGGTGCGGTTGATCAGGTCGCCTTCCTGCACCCACTCGCGCAGCCAGTTGAGGACGCGCGGGTCGCCCGCGATGAGGCCGTCGGCGGTGACGCGGGGGAGATCGATCACACCAGAGGGAGAGAAGTCGGCCACGGCTACTCCTTCGGCCCCTCGATGAGGGGGTGCCACTGCGTCGGGTGCAGCACGGGCGGCGCGTCGGCGACCCACGCCGTGCCGTTCCAGTGCGCGATGAGTTGCCGGGTCCCGCCCACGAGGATCAGCACGTCCTGCCCGTCGGTCGGGGCGGTGGCGATCGGGGACCAGGACGCGGGTGGGGCAGGCGGGGCAGGCGCGGGACGTTTCGCCATGTCACTTCTCCAGTCGGTCGAGCGCCGACGGGGTGGCATCGCTGACCCCGGGGCCGTAGTCGGTGTCGGCGACATCGGCGTTCCGGCGGATGTCGGCGGCGTGCTTTTTGACGAAGGCGGGGTCGGGCTGTTCGCCGCCCTGCCAACGGGGCGCGAGCGCGTGGACGTCGCGGTTGCTCGCGTCTTGCGACCAGCGCCGCCAGACGATCGGCTGGCCTTCGCCGTTGCGGTACTGCCGCTCGCTGTCCGCTTCGACCTGGCGGAGCTTGCGGAGGCTGTCGATCGTGACGAGGTGGTTTTGCCCATCGCGTGCCTCGAACTCCTGAAAGGGCTCATACGCATCCATCCGCCCGACCTGCGGGATCCACGCCGCTGTGCGTCCGCAGTGCTCGGGCGCACCGGCGGTGGCGCCCACGGCGATCGGGATATTCACATCGAGCAGGACCTGGCCGCAGGTCTGGCACCAGAAGTCATGCAGAGCCATAGAGCTTTCCCTCGGGCTGTCGCGGCGGACGGCGATGCAGCTGGTTGACGTGCGGGTGGAGCAGGCCGTTCGACATCACGAAGATCCAGGCGCCGCAGATCGGGCACTTCCCGATCGGCACGTCGCGCTCGCGCCGCATCCCAGGCGACTGGCGGCGCTCGACACGCACGGCGCACGGCACCCGGCCCTCGCAGCGCTGATTCATCGCGGCCCCCGCGGGCGCAGGTGCAGGATCTCCCCGCAGTCGGTACACAGCAGGACGACGAGGCGCCCCTCGTCGCGCACCTCCAGCAGCTGGCAGGGTTCCAGGTGGAACCAGTGCGCCAGGCGGTGCCGCCAGTACTGCAGGTGCTTACGCATCAGCGTCGCTTCCCCACGAGCAGCGTGAGCAGCCAGAGCCCCACCAGCACGGCGAGGATGATCCACCCCTGACGCCAGTCGATCTGGTCCACATCACCCTCACTGCGTCACCCACACGAGGAGGACGTAGACCAGCAGGACGAACACGACCGCGATCGCGAGCGTGACCTTCATCTGCCGCTCTCGAAGTAGGCCCGGGCGATCACGAAGATCAGCCAGGCGAACACCAGCCCGAGCACGAGCAGCGTCTGCGGCAGGGTGAGATCAGGAAGCATATGCATCTCAGCCCGCCCGGTAGAAGATCTCGTCCTGGATCCGGTCGACCGCCGCCTTCATCTCCGCTTCGACCGTGCGCCCGCGCTTGGCCGCCCGGTGCTGCAGCTCACTGAGCTGCCCGGGGGTGAACGGGAGGCGGATGTCGCCGATGCGCAGCGAGGCGAGGCGGTCGATGGCGAGGACGAGCGCCTCGGGCGTGCGGGTCGAGCCCAGCCCGCAGATCTCCTCCAGGCGGGCGCAGTCGGCGGGCGTGAGCTGCAGGCCCGGCGGGGGCGCGGCGCGCCAGCCCTCCAGTGCTCGCGTCACCACCCCTTCGATCTCCGCGGTGAGCGAGCGGATGCGCGGGTCAGGCGCGCTGGCGATCGTCGAAGTAGAGCCCGCCGGTCTCGTCGGTGAGGGCGTAGGTGTCGTCTTGGACGGACTCATGATCGGTCTCCAGGTCGTCGGCTTCCTCAGCGGTCATCGCCGAGTTGCGGTAGTCGGGTTTCTCGGTGCGCGCCTCGCGCGCCTGCTGCTCGATCGCCGACTTGCGGCGCCGCCGCTCGGCGATCGGTTCGACTTCGCCGCCCGCCATGCGCCAGGCGACGTAGTAGCCGATGGCGGACGACATCACGGTGTCGTCGTGCTGCCCGCGCGCGGCCTCGGCCTCGCCGATCGAGGTTTCGGTGATGAAGTGCCGCAGCTCCCCGCGCGTGATGGGCGAGTTGAGGATCAGGTCGGGGAGGCGGCTGATCGGATCGAAGGTGGTGACGGCGCCGTAGTAGCTGGCGAGCAGCAGCGGGCGCGTGCGCGGGTTGGTCTGCCAGCCGATGCGGGTGGAGTAGCGACGCTCCTGACTGGCGGCGTCGGCATACTCCCAGACGTAGAAGTGCGCGTAGCCCAGATGCAGCTGCAGGGCGTCCTGCGTCGCCAGCCCGTGGTTGTTGGTCTCGATCGCCGCCATCGCCTCGATGCCGTCGGGGTCGGCGTAGTAGCGGCCGATGGCGTCGCAGACGAAGGCGAGCGCCTTGGGGTCGAGCTGATTGGTGATGTACTGCGCGACCTGCTCGGCGGGCTCCTCCATCGAGGGGAGGCGGATGACGTCGACGACCGAGTAGTCCTGGCCCAGGCCGTCGCTGACGTCGACGCCGAGGATGTAGCGGCGCGTGCCGCGCAGGCGCGGGTACTCCCAGATCGCCATGACGCTGTGGCGGAGGGAGGGGAGCTGCGCCAGCTGCTCGGCCGAGAGGCGGCGGAAGCCGTAGCCGGGCGGCACCGGCGTCGTCTCGTGGCTCAGTGGGGTCGAGAAACGCGCGATCGCGGGCGCCAGCGGCGGGACCACACGCTGCCGCTGGACGTCAGCGGTCTCGGGCTGGCCGCGCAGTTCGGCCACCGCCAGCGCGGGTTCCACGCTCCAGACGTCCCGCAGGGGGCGGAGCGAGCCTGCGCGGTCGATCGCTTCGAGCTGTTCGAGGGTGAAGACCGAGCGGCCCGCATACTGGAAGCACTCCTGATCATCAGCGGGGTACTCCTTCAGGAACTTGTACAGCTGCCCTTTCGATTCGTAGAAGCGGCGCGTCTTCTCGTACCAGTACAGCTGGTCGCGCGAGAGCGTGACGGTGCGCCCGGCATACCACTTCGGGCTGTCGCGTTCGCACTTGGCGGCGTGCGCGAGGGTCGAGGGCGAGGGGTCCCAGCCCGCCGGGGCGGGGAGCGAGTACTTCTTCGGCTCGGCACTCCACGGGATGAAGATGTTGCGGAAGCGCCCCTCGCCCTGCCCGCTGGCGAGCCAGTGCTTGTGCCACCAGTCCCCGGCGTACTCGGCGGTCGCCTCGTAGATGACGAGGGTGTCGGCGGCGTAGGGGATGGCGGGGAGGAGCGCGGTGTCGAGCTGCTCGGGGTTGTCCCAGGTGGGCAGCTCGCTGATGTGCACGACCGAGTAGGTCTGGCCGCGCCCGATCGACCCCTTCGTCCCTTCGGTGCCGGTCACGGATTGCAGGGCGCCGCGGGTGGACTTGCCCCAGGCGGTTTTCAGAAAGCACTGGTTGACGAGACTGAGTTCGCGGTTCTTGTTGAAGTACACCCGCTCGGGCTTGAGGAACCACGGCAGCTGGTCGTAGATGCGCACGACCATGCGGAACAGATACCCGGCCTGGTCCTCGACGTCGGCCGCGGAGAGGGCGCGGATGTGCGTGCGGGTGACGATGCGGTGCGCCACGAGCGACTCGGCAAGGGTCGAGACCCCCAGCTGCCGGGCCTTGAGCACATTGAGCAACAGGCCGTCGGGCGAGCCGCTCGTGACATTCGCCATCTCCATCCGCGCGAGCTGGTCGAGCACCATCGCCTGCGACTCCCACAGCGGCGAGAGGCGGCGCAGCCCGTGGCCTTCCTGGTCGATCCAGACGAAGCGCTCGGCGAAGTAGGGGAAGTCGTAGGGGCAGCGCAGGCGCGAGCTGCCGACGAAGCGCTGCTCGTCCTCGGTGAGGGGACGGCGCGGCTGTCCGGACTCGTCCATCGCCTGCATGGCGCTGCTGGTGAGGGTGGCGCTGTCCGCGACCGAGTAGCGCGGGATCCCATCAGGGAAGACGGCGCGGAACTTCTGCGCAATGACCGCTTCGTCCTCCGCGATGAGATCCGGGTGGTACATGGCCGTCACCCCCGCTCGAAGTACGCGCGAGCGATCACGAAGATCAGCCAGGCGAAGACCAGGCCGACGACGACGATCGCTTGCGGGAGGGTGAGGTCCGGCATGGCGGCGCGCCTACTCCTCGACGCCCTTGCCGTGCCCGTCGCGGAAGCCGAGCACCACCGCGCCGCGCTCGGTCAGGACCTTCTCCTCGGTGAGGCGATTGATGATCAGCTGATCGCCGTCTTCGACCGGCGCCTCGGCGAGGCGCTGCCCGTCGCGGTAGCCCTCGATCAACCCCTGCATGTAGTCGTCACTGACGGCCTGGCCCAGATACATCGGCGACATGACGAACCTGCCTTTCTCTAGCTGCGGTCCTCCTCCTCAGCGTCGTCGTCGGCGTCGTCGTCGTGGGTGCCCAGCGGGAGATCGGGGGGCTCCTCGATGGGGGCGGGGGGATATTCGACCGGCGGCTCACTCACCGGCGCATAGGGACTGGCGCTGCGCGTGCGGCCGGGCGTGAAGAGCAGATCGCCGACCGCCTGGTGCAGCTGTTCGAGGGAGCCGCCGCCGTTCGCCGCCAGGGCGCCTGCGGCCACCACGCCCTGGTTCTGCGTGATGGTGAGCCCGCCCTTCTTCTCCAGCAGCTGGCCGAGTTCGAGCGCCAGCTTCTGCCGGTCGAAGTCCGGCTCGCTCAGGGTGGTGCCCGTGCCCCGGCAGACCGGACAGGTCGGGCGCCGAGCCTCCTCCGCCTGACAGGCCGAGCAGGCGATCGGCACGGGCATCGCGCGCGTCATCACGTCCTCGACGATGGGTACCAGGCGGCTGGCGATGATGTGACTGGCCTCGATGTGTGCGCGGGTGATGAGTGCCTTGCGGTAGGCGGCGAAGAGTTCCGCGACGCTGATGCCGGTCAGCGTGCACAGGCGCCGCAGGCTGTAGGTGCGGTAGCGCGGGTCGAGCAGCAGGTTGATCACCTTCTCGACTTCGGGCGCCGTCTCGGCGACCGCCAGGACATCGGCGAGCTTGGCGCGCCCGCCCACCGCGGTGGCAAACAGCTCGACCGCCTCGCCGTTCTGGATCTCTTCCTCGGCGCGCGTGAGCACGATCTCGGGGGCGCGCACCGCCGCCGGGACGAGCGCGCTGGCAGGGGTGCGGCGGGCCATCGGTCAGGTCCGGATGATGCGGTGGCCGAGCAGGCTGTGCGCCAGGAGGCCGGGGCGCGGCGGGTCCAGCTGGCGGCGCGGGATCTCCGGCGCGGGCTGGGGGCGCAGGAACCGCTCCACCTCCCGCGGATCCCGAGAGGTCGGCGCTCCGACCGCAGGGGGCGCGCCGGGCAGGCGGGGCGGGTGGCGATCGGGCTTCACAGCCGTGACTCCGCCAGCCGCGTGAGTTCGACGTCGCGCGCGGTGAGGCGGGCGGCGAGGTCGCGCGTCTTTTCGTCGGCGAGGTAGATCATGACCTCCTCGTCGGTGGGGATGTGCCCGGTGTCGTTCTGCGTGCGCGCGATGTAGGTGGCGGCGAGATACGCCTCCTGCGGGTCGAGGAAGCTGACGCCGGTGTCCTCGCGGACGGCGGCGCGATCGGCAGGCGGGGGCGGTGGCGCCAGGTGGTCCACGAGGCGGAGGAGGAGGTCGCCCTGCCGGTCGAGCGAGGCGGTGATCGCGTCGAGCGAGCGGGCGACACGCCGGAGATAGAGCAGCCCGGCGAGACGCTTGAGCATGGAGCAGGATATGGGCCAGAGCCCGGGGGCTGTCTAGATCCCCCTGGTCAGGAAGCGGGGCGTGGCCGGGCCGAGGAAGGCGTCGATGGTGTTGCCCTCGAACCATTCGAGCGCGGCGTCCTCGCCCATGTCCCGCGCCATCGCGCTGAGGACGGCGTCCCGGTCGTAGAGGACGGCGGGCGCCTGGCCGGAGCCTTCCACGAGGCCGAGGATGGCGTGGTCGAAGTGCTCGGGCGGGTCGAAGAAGATCAGCTCGACGTCGTGATCCTCCGCCCAGCGGGTGAGGTCGGCGCGGGTGGGTGGGGCGAGTCGGGCGACGCGAGCCACGCCCGGGAGGATGCCTAGCGGGCGGGCGGCGTGTCCAGATCCCCCTTGGCGCCGTGCTTGGGGCAGTCGACGCTGACGCAGCGGCCCCCGGGGTCGACCTGGATCGGGCCGCAGCCTTCACAGAGGACCACGGCGGCTTTGCCCTCGGCCCACGCTTCGGGGGTGGTCAGCCCAGCGAGTTCCTCGAAGTCCTTGCCGAAGAGTTCATCCGAGCACTGCAGGCAGAAGTCAGCCATCGGTCACCGTGATGGAGACGCGCAGCTCGGTGACCGTCGGGGCCTCGCGCCCAGCGACGCGCTGCAGATCGGCGCTGAGGACGTACTTCGAGACGAGCTTGACGCCGTCGCCGGTGGCGTAGAGGGCGGCGATGAACTCGCCGTCCTGCCAGACCTCGCAGACCGGCTGGCCGCGCAGCAGCGCGTGCTCATCGAGACGGAAGGTAATCATGGCTCGGGCTCCTCCCGTGTCAGCTGCTGGTGGCGGAGCGCCAGCTCGCACACCTTGGGGCCGACCGCCTCAATAGCGGCGACGAACGATTCGAGCAGCTTGTAGGCGGCGTAGATGTCCTTGCCGAAGATGGTGCCGCTGGTGATGTGGCGCTGCAGGATCTGATAAAACGGGTCATCCGCTGACCAGCGCCCCTCGGCGAGGATCTGCTTGGCGCGGGCGACGTCCTCGGCGAGGGTCTCGTAGTAGGGCATCACCGCCTCCGCTTCGGTCCGCGCACCTGCACCGCGCCGAGGATGCGCCCCTCGCCGGTCTTGCCGCAGGCGGCGATGAACTGCGGCTCCCACGGGCCGTAGGTGCCGTGCTGGCGGTTCTGGTCGAGGATCTCCTCCATCGTGTAGCGGCGGGGCTCGCGCACTTTCTTCCAGCGGTAGAAGTCCACGCGCTTGATCGAGTAGTAGACCTTCTGCCCCTCGACGAGCGCCGCGTTCCAGCACAGGCCCTTGTCCTCCGCCCAGCCGTGCGCGTAGATCGTGCCGTCCTCGGCCTCGCACAGGGCGTGGACCAGGCGGAGATGGTCGGCGGCGTAGCGGGGGCCTTCCTCGCGCACGCGCGACTCGATGAACTCGATCGCGTCGTCGAAGCAGGTGAAGGTGGGCAGGAGCGCGTTCGTCATCGCGGCGCCCCCACGAAGGGACGCGGCAGCGGCCCGTGCACGAAGAAGACCGTGTGCCGGACGTCGCCGGGCGTGACGCCTTCGGCCCGCAGCGTGGCGACGGCGTCCTCGGGGGTCAGGCCGGTGAGATCGACCGTGCGGCCGTCGCGCAGAAAGCAGGTGACGGTGGTGGTGGCGAGGGCGTGCTTGAGATCCATATGCTTCACTCCAGGGCACGCGCCGCTAACCGGCAGAAGCGCCGGAACCGGCGATGCTGGCGCGAGCCGGGTCGCGGCCAGCGGTACTGCGTCGTGACGCGCGTGAGCACCTTCTTCGTCTTCCGCGGCAGGCGCATCAGTCCGCCTGCCCTTCGCCGCGGGCGATCCGCCGCAGCATCGGGCAGTGGTCGCCGTGCTCGAAGGGGCGCGGCTCCACGCGCAGCACCTCGCCCTCCCGGTGCCCCGGGCTGGTGACACTGACCCCGCAGCCCTTGCAGGTGCGCGTCACGGTGATGGCGTCGCCCTGCTCGTGGAAGGACGCCCAGCCCCAGCCGAGGTCGACGATCTCGGTGGCGGTGGCGACCCACTGATCGAGGCGGGTGCCCTGCTCGTTCATCAGAACCACACGAAGGTTGTCTCGGTCCAGTTGACTTCCTTGCCCATGCAACACAGCTCCTGCAGGTAGCGCGCGTAGGCGTCGGCCAGCGCCTGCCGTTCGAGGAACAGCTGGTACCCGAGGCCATTCTCCCACTCGCTGGACGTCAGGCCCCAGCGCCGCGTGTGCTCCGGCATCACCTGGCCGGGGATGAGCCCCGCGGTCACTTCCCACGCACAGCGTGCCGCTTCCATCACGCCTCCTCCCGCCGGGGCACTTCCTCGACCAGCGCGGCCAGATCCGCCCGGGAGAAGCGCACGCGGCTCCCGAGGATCTTGACCTTGCGCACGCGCCCCTGCCGCGCGAGCCGATAGATCGTCTGGTCCTTCAAGCCCGTCATCCGCATCGCCTCGCGGATGTCGACGTAGTCGGCCCCCTGCACTTGCATATGCATCACTCCTCAGGCACCAGCGGCGCCTCGATCACCCGCTTGAGCAGGTCCCCAATCTCGATCTCCTCGCCGGTCACCGCATCGATCGACACCTCCAGCGCGGTCGAGGACGCGACGTAGTCCATCAGCACGGTGAGCAGCGCCTGCCGCTCGTGCGGCGTGAGGTCGAGGCGGACCTTCATCGCGCTTCTCTCCGCAGCCGGAAGAACAGATCGGTCGCCGCGAGCGCCGCCTGACGCCGCGTCAGCCCCGGCGGGTCGGTCTCCTCGCCACCCCCATAGCAGCTGCAGCGGTGCTCGATGTGCGCCACGCTGCCGAACAGCTGCCGCAGGTGGCACTCGATGTGGTACGGCAGCTGGCTGATGGTGTCGCCGCAGTGCGGGAGGGTGTAGCCCTCGTCCTCGTCGGTGAAGCCCTCGCCGCACCAGGCGCAGGGGGTGGTCGGCGTGGCGGCGCGCGTGCAGTCGTCGCAGGCGGCGGAGAAGGGGGCGGGGCCGAACCACTGCATCACGGCCGCTCCGGCTCCTCGAACTGGTGACACCGCACACAGTAGCGATTGGCGATGTCGTTGGGGTTGAAGCTCACCACGCCGCACCGCGGACAGCGATAGTGCGGGCGTGTGCCGGGGTCCTTCTGCCGCGCCTCCGCTGCCTCCACGAGCGCGATGAACTCGCCGAACCGGCGGATCGCGTCGGGGCTCCACGAGGCTGGGTCCTGACGCGCGCGTTCCTCCGCGTGCAGCCGCACGTTCTCACTGGCCTGTGCCGGGTCGGTCGGGCAGGCGCCGTCGGGCTCGCTGTGGGCGTTCCACCACTCGTCGCAGTGACGGCACTCGCCGTTGTGATCGGGCTCGAAGGTGCTCATGGCGTCGCGACCTTGCAGGGATACCCGGCGGCATCGTAGGCGCGCGGGTCGGGCCGGTACGGCTTGCCGAGCGTCGAGAGCGTCCGCCGCCACTCCTTCTCGTAGAAGCACGCCGACCCGCAGACCCCGTGGTCGAAGCGGTGCCAGGTGGCGGCGACGCTGGCCGCGTAGTCGACGCCGCAGATGCAGCACTTCAGCGCCATCGGCGTGAAGGTCGGGCTCATGCCCAATCCGCCGACGGCTGGTGTCGCTCGAACACCGCGATGATCGTCTCGTTCAACTCGTCCTCCCGCACCATCAGCCGATGCAGCGAGAAGGTGACCAAGCGGTAGCCGCGCTGCGCGTTGACGTCGATGACGCGCTCGAACTGCTCGGCGATGAGGCCGCTGCCGGGGGTGACCTCCCGCCCCTCGCGCCAGTTTTTGCTGACCTCGGCGACGATGACGCGCGGCGAGGTCTCGCTCACCGCGGCAGCTCCTCCTCGAAGCCGTACCTGTCGATTTCGTCGGCCTTGATGCCGTGCAGCGCGATGCAGTGCCGCGACACGCGATAGCGCCGCCCGCTCACGACGACGGTAGTCCACTCGCCCAGCTCCTGAATGAGCGTCCTGCACGCCCGCACCTGCGCCGGATCGAAGCCGGTGTAGTCCAGACGGACCGCGAGGGCGCAGGGGCAGGTCGTCATCCCCGCTTCCCGCAGACCTGGCACCACTCGGTGCAGTCGTGCGTCCCGCCCTCGTCCGCCAGCTTGCGCGCCAGCGCCACCGCGCCATCGACCCCGAGGTGCTGGTGCGCGCGAAAGGCGCAGAGCTGCGCCAGGACGCTGAGATCGCCGAGCAGTTCATCGACGGGCAGGTCGCGCCAGATCGCCAGCAGCGTCGTGTGGCGCTGCAGGCGGGCGTGATCGACCTCGGTGATCGCGGCGAAGGGGGTGCCGTCGTCGTGCGACATCGGCCGCGAGGCTATCACAGGGAGTGAACAGAAAAAATCACGACGAAAAAATATCTGGAGTCGAGCGCGGGCGCTCCCGCCCTGGCCGCAGGGGGCCTCGCGGACAATGCAGCCGCGTGCAGTTCTGGGCACTGGCGCGCAGCTGCGTGCAGATCCGTGCATCGCCCACAGCTGCAGGGGCGCAAGGCGGGCGGCGCGGCGGCGCGGCGGATGGCTGAGAGGCGGCGCGGCAGCTGGCGGGGCGATCGCGAGGCGAGTTAATTGTTGACAGCAAAGGACTTATGCGCTCAGGGTCGTATAGGAATGGTTATGTTAACCAGCCCGGCAGTAGGTCGAGGCCTCGGGCACAAGCTGCAGGGGCGTACACAGGCTGGTGAGACGGCCTGCGAGACGCCTGCAGCTGCGGGGGCGACGTGAGCCGGGGCCGGGTACACCCGGCAAGCGGGCAGCGGGCGGGCGGTACCTGGGAATGACGAAGCCCTTCGTCATTCACTGACGAAAGCTTTCGTCAACCCACAGCCGGGGCCTAGCGGGGATCACCTGCCGGGCCGGGCGGCTCGGCGGGCGGCTGATCGGGGTCGCGAGACAGCTCCCTTTTAGGTCGTCTGGCCGGTAATTCTCAGAATCGGACACAGCCTCAGCTGTGCTGGGATAGCACACGGAAAACACGCTGGAATGCTGAGCGAAAGCGCATGTCGTGGAGGCATATCACAGGTCTGTGTTCATAGGTGAGACACGCTGCACACTTTGGCGATCTTTCTTCAGGTATTTTCGAGGCTCAGGAAGGGCCCCGGAAGGCCTCTAGCGTGCCCTGTGGCGAGAGCGATCGATTTTGGCGGGTACCCCCTTACCGGAGGCGCGTTCGTCGCCCCAGCGCAAAATCCGGATCTAGGCAGACTGGGCTGTTCGGGGTCGAAAGCGGTGCTGTAGGAGGGATAGATCAATACGGGATCGCTGACAGCCTGACAGCTCGAAGCTGCGCGGGGCGGAATGTGCCTGCAGGCCGGGGGGCTTGACACTGAAAGCTGACAGGCTGTAAGCTTGACAGCCGGGCCCATTCCGGGCCGCGCACAGTCGGGCACAGACCCGCAGGAGTAACGAACATGGCATATCAGGCACAGACCCCGTTCCACGTTGTCGGCACCCGGACCGCGTCCCTCACCAACCTTGACGAGGCCCTGCAGAAGACGGGGCTGGACTGGCAGATCGACAAGCGCAAGCTGTACCTGGCGGACGGCACCGAGTTCAAGGGGCACTTCGGCATGGTCCGGCTGAACGGCGACGGCTCGATCAAGTCGCAGCTGGGCGCGGTCGGCGCCAAGTACCACCCGACCACCAACCGGCAGAACGTGGAGATGATCGAGCCGCTGCTGTCGCGGTTCGGCTGCACGGTGGAGAGCGGCGGGACGTTCAACGGTGGCCGTCGGTGCTTCCTGCTGCTCAAGTTCCCGGGCGTCAAGATCGACGTGGTCCCGGGCGACAGCCTGAAGGGCTTCAACCTGCTCTCGTGGAACCACGACGGGCAAGGCGGCGTCCGCAACAATCCCACCACCATCCGGCCCATTTGCGCCAACACGCTGGCGGCGGCGGCGGCGCAGTGTGAAGCGTGGGCGATGGTCCAGCACCGCGCGGGGGCGGCGCAGCGGATCGACGAAGCGGCCAAGGTGGTCGAGCAGATCGTGGCGGCGATGATCGCGGCGGGCGAGAGCTTCGCGGCGCTGGCCCGGGCCCGGATGACGCGCAGCGACCTGCAGGCGTTTGTCGAGCGCATCATCCCCAGCGAGGCGGAGGAGGTGTCCACCGTCATCCGCGAGCGGCGCGAGAGCATCGTGGCGCTGGCGAGCGGCGGGCGCGGCGCCGACATGGCGAACCAGCTGGTGAGCACCGTGGACGGTGGCGTCAGCCTGTGGGGCGCGATCAACGGCGTGAGCGAGTACTTCGACCACGTCCGCCCGGCTGAGGCGAAGTCTGAGGCCACCCGGCTGAAGGCGAACGAGAGCGCCCTGTTCGGCGGCAATGCGCTCGTCAAGCAGCTGGCGCTGGCCGAGGCGCAGCGGCTGCTGGGCGCGAACTAGGCGCGGGCAAGGCCCCATCCGCCCTGCGGGGCGGGTGGGCTCCCCTGAGGCCTGCGGGCCTGAGGCGGGCCCATACCGGGACCGGATGCAACGGAGAGGACAACGAGCAATGACATACGAATTTGTGGTCGAGCTGAAAGCGACGTTTCAGGAGCTGCTGTCGCGGCCGTTCCGGCCGGGCGACATCGAGATCAGGGACGTCCGGCCGGTGGCGCCAGAGGCCGCACAGGAGCCCGTGGCGGGCCCGGTGGGCGACGTTCGGCCGGTGAGTGTGCCTCAGGAGCCTGTGGCCGCGGCGCCTGTCCAGCGACCGCTGGCGGGCCGGACGCCCAAGGCAGCGGCAGCGGCGCGGGCGGGACGGTTCCGGATCAACGCGGCGGGCATCAGGGACGCGGCGCCTGCCCAGCCCACGGCGGCGCCTGCGGTGGCGCCCGCCAAGCCGGTGGCGCCGGAGTTCGACCCGTTCTAGGTCGTGGTTCCACGTCGCCCTGCGGGCCCCGGCTCGCAGGGCGGAGCGGAGACACGGCCACAGGCCAGCATCGGAGAGGACAACGATCATGCGTGACACGACGATCAACGCGGCGGCGGAGCGGCGGGTGGAGTGGGGCAACTGGGCGCTGCTGTTCTACTGGCAGGTGCCGGGCGTCTACGGCCCGGAGCGCATCGAGGGGCGCCTGCCGTTCCCGGTGGGCGCCCGCGGCCCGATGGACGGCTGTCTGGGCACCGTCGAGCGGCAGCGGTACGTGGACGCGTCCAAGGCGTGGATGGACCGCGGCGAGCTGCCCGCGGGGCTGTATCGCCGGTGCGAGGCCTGCGGCACCGAGTACCGCGCGGAGCGGGGGGAGTGCAGCTGTTTCGACAACGGGTGCCAGTGACATGCTGACGCTGGCGTGGGTGCTGACGCTCTACACCGGCCCGCTGCCTGTCAGCGAGCCGGTGGCGTGGGGGATGCTGGCAGAGGCCGCGGCAGAGGCCGCGGGGCTGTGGCTGGCGGTGGGGCTGGCCCTGTGGCGTGAAGGGAGGACACGAGCATGAGACACCAGCACAACGTGGAGGTCGCGAGCCAGTACGCGCCGGGCGACCCGGCGTGGCTGGCGGAGACGCTGCAGCGGCGCTACTTCGCCCCGTACGCTGTACGCAGTGTCAGCTGCCGGTGTCCCTGACGCCGGACTGGACCCTGTGGCCGTGGCCGGACGGGGCGCAGCTGTGCGCCCGCTGCAACGAGGCGCGGCACGCGCGCGAGGACTGGACCGAGATCGAGCGCCGCGAGGCGGCGGCGGAGGCGAAGCGCCGTCAGTAGACTTGCATATGCATCCATGCTAGGATGCATATGTTTCATCTCATCTCTCAAGCCGGGCGCGAGCGGACGGAGGCCCCGACGACGCGCCCGGACGAAAGGACAACGAGCAATGGCGACCAAGCGCACGAACAAGCCGACGCAGGCCCTGTACCTGCACATCATGGAAGAGCGCAGCCCCGGCTGGGGCGACGGGCCCTACTTCCACATCCGCCTGCGCGTCTGCACGCAGAAGTACGAGAACGGCCAGTACGTGGTCTACGGCGTGGACGACGACTACGACAACGGGATCCTCTACAGCAACCTCCGCATCAGCTGTCAGGGCGACGAGAAGAGCCGCCTGCGGGAGCACATCGGCCACAACGGCGCGGTGTACGGCTGGGACGTGCTGTACCACGACGTCTACACCGTGGACGCGCGGAAGGCCACGCGCATGTCCAAGACGCTGGCGCTGATCGAGCGCAAGCTGCGCCAGCTGGCCGACCGCCGCGGCTACGCGGGGAACTTCGGCGACTACTGCGGGCGGGTGGCCGAGGCGCTGGGCTGCGTGGGCATGGTCGAAACCCGCGGCGAGAAGGGACGCGTGAACGTGGGCGACAAGTTCCGCTGGCACGCCAACATCGGGGACGGGATCAACGCGATCAACAACGCGATCTGGCGCTGGCAGCAGGAGGCGAAGGAGAAGGGGCAGGAGGCGGCGTCGTGACCGCGCCTCCCTTCGAGCGTACGACTTGCGCCTGCCCGGAGTGTCAGGCCTGCTGCACCCGCCAGCCGGGGCCGCTCATCCCCGGCCAGCTGGAGGCGATTGCCGCGTACCTGGGCAAGACCGTCCGTGAGGCGAGCAGCCTGTTTGTCGCCAGCCCCGGCGGCGTCATGGGCAACCGCGCGACCGGGGCCCAGCTGCGGGTGGGCACGATCACCCCGCGGATGAAAGACGGCCGGTGTGTCTTCCTCGACCGGCAGGGGGCCTGCCGCATTCACCCGGTCGCGCCGTTCGGGTGCAGTCACTTCGATACGCATATGAGCGGCGAGGAGGGGCAGCGCCGTGGCCTGTGGATGATGCGCCTGCAAGCGAGCGACGAGGCGTACCAGTCGCTGCGCCGCACGCTGGCCCCGGCGACCAGTCACCGCCCGCTGGCGTACGACCACGACGGGGGCGAGCGATGACGCGGTGTGCCAAGGGCGATCATGTGCTCGACGCCTTGGCGCAGCTGCACGGGCAGACGGTCTGCACCGATTGTCAGGCGCGGCCGCGCACCCGGCGGCGCCGCTACTGGCGCGGCGTCTGCGAGGACTGCACGCGTGAACGGGAGGTGACCACCATCGCCTTCCCTGACAGCCCCCAGCGGCGGCGGGTGTGCCGTCGCTGCATTCGTACCTACACCGGGATGATCATCGCGCCCTGAGCCGGGCGCAGAGAGGACAACGAGCCATGAGCCGAGAGATTCGCGTACGACTCCGCAAAGATATTGCTGTGTGCGACGGGCAGACGTCCACCGTCGTCTTCGCAGGGACCGAGGGCACGGCGTTGAGCGTCAACAGCCCCGAGGACAGACTGCGCGACAAGCCACGCACCATCGCCGTGAGCTGGGACGCCGCCCTGCTGAACGAGAGGACGATCCCACCTGTGTCACCACCGGCTGGGAGGCGGCGGCGGTCGCGATTGAAGACGTCGAGTACATCGGGCTGATCGAGCGCCCGGAGTAAAGAGCCGTGACCTGTCCCTACTGCGGGTGGGTACATGTACCTGGCGAGCTATGCCCACCCGCCACGATGGACGACGACCAGCTGATCGAGCAGCTACTCGTCGCGTTGAAGCTGCAGCACGAGGACGAGGCGCGGCGCCTGACCATCGAGGTCCAGCGCCGCGGGCTGGTGGCGCGGGCCTTCGCACGCGCCGAGGAGCAAACGAACGAGGACCGGCGCCGACTGGGCGCCACGAAAGGACAACGACCATGAACGGACTGACCCCCGAGGCGATCACCCTGCTGCGGCAGGTGTGTGAGGACGCCGCTGATCTCCTCTCGTGCAACTGCAGCTACACCAGCGGCACGGCACCCGAAGACCGCTGCGACGGCACCTGCACGCACAGCATGGCGCTGCGCGGCATGGCGGCGATCGACGCCCTGCCGCCCGCCCAGCCAGACTCCACGATCCAGTGCGGCATGGGCCGCTACACCCGGGGGCATTTCCGGCGCTGCAACCGTCCCGCGCACCACACCGGGCCGCACCGGTACGGCGAACGGAAGGTGGTATGAGGATCGCGCTGACCCCGGTCACCCGCACCTGCGGCCGCTGCACGCTCTGCTGCAAGGTGCTGGAGGTCCCCGAACTGTCCAAGCCGCGCGGCCAGTGGTGCGTCCACGCCCGCAAGGGGACCGGCTGCGCCATCTATCACCAGACGCGGCCTGCGGTGTGTGGTGAGTTCGCGTGCCTCTGGCTGCAGGGGCTGGTGCCGGAGTCCCTCAGCCCGGCGAAGATCCACGGCGTCGTGACGACGACGAAGGACAACGCGAACATGGTGATTCACGAGGACCCCGGCTACCCCGGCGTCGCCCGCGCGGCGCTGCGTGAGCTGATCGACGTCTTCATTGCCGACGGCCGACACTACGTGATTGTCGCGACCGGCAACCGGCGCGTGTTCATCGGCGACCCGGCGCTGCTGGGGGGCTTCAACCTGCCGCCAGGGACGCACGACTTGGGTGTGTTCTCGACCGACGACGGCGAGCGCACGATGGCGGTGGAGACGCGGAGAACGGAGGAGGAGAGGTGAGCATTCGTGACCACCGCACCCGGTCCGCCTACAAGACGCACGGGCGGGCCGAACTGAAAGGCCGCAACGCGAGCACGCGAGCCGAGTGGCTCGCACGCAAGACGGCGAAGGCCAAGAAACGGGCGAAACACGCCGCGGCGACACCGGCCACGGCGGACCCGTATACTGGTGATGACAAGGAGTAATGGAGTATGGCAATGATGCTGGGGGCGCTCTACCGGGCGCTCATCGCCGGGCACGTCGATGAGGAGACGGCCCGACAGGCGGCGGAGGAGGTCGCGGCCTACGACTCGCGGCTGGCGACCATCGAGGCCGACGTGAAGGTGCTCAAGTGGATGGTCGGGACCAACGTCGTCCTGACGGGGGGCGTCCTCGTGCGCCTGTTCGTAGCATGACGCCCGTCCGCTGGCTGCTGCTCAACCTCGCCCTGACGGCGATCAACCTCGCCGTCGCCCTGTGGCGGGCGGAGCGCGGGAGACGCCCACCCGCGGCGCATCCGCTCGAACCCTCACTGCGCGATCTCGCGCAGGCCATCCGCGAGACGGGAGGGCAGACATGATCGCGATCCTCGTCCTCCTCCTCGCCGCGCTCCTGATCACGCTGCTGGGCGCGTGGCCGTTCGTGCTCACGCTCGCGCTGATCGGGGTCGCCATCGGCGCCCTCGTCGGCGCCTGTGCGCTCATCGCGCTGGCCTGCATCACCGCACGCGACCTGCTGCGCTCCCTCTGGCGCCGGAGGCACCCATGACCGACCGCCCCGACTCCGATCTCGGCATGGCCCGCGACGAGCGCGGCCACGGCTGCTTCGCCGTCGATCTCGACGGACAGGTGCACGGCTTCATCAGCTCCATCCGCGACAACCTGATCTCGCGCGGCGTGCTCTACCAGGACGCCGATCACATCTGGCGCCTGCGCTGGCACGGCTTCGACCTGCGCCGCGAGAGCGCGGCGTGGATGGCGGCGTGCGACTTCTGCTCCGCCCGGCCGGTGGCGTGGAACATCCCGTGTGAGTCCTTCCGCTTCCCGACGCTCCGCGTGGCTGGGCGCGAAGGCCCGCCCAGCTTCAGTGAGGGCGACTGGGCGGCATGTGATCCCTGCGGCAGCGACATCGCCGCGAACCGGCGGGAGGCGCTGCTGGCGCGAGCCCAAGGCGCGGAGTGGTCGGCTCATACCGGCGGCGTGCCCCTCATGCGCGAGCTGCGCGTGCAGATCAAGCGCACGAAGCAGGAGCTGCACCGGCGCTTCTGGCAGCACTACACAGGCGGCGCCGTGCGCATCGCCGTCAGCACGTACGGTCATTAGGAGAGATGCATATGCTTGTGGAAGTGATCCGCACCAGCGGGCTGCGTGAGACGCACGACGTCCCCGCCGACAGCGCCCACCTGTGGCCGACGCTGCAGGATCTCATCGGCGCCCGCACCCTGGAGTTCGTCACCCTGCGCGACGGGCGCACCATGATCATCGACGAGGACGGCTACGACGTGGAGCTGGTCGAGCACGACCCCTCCGGCTTCACGCTGGCGGTGGATGGCTCGCAGCCGTCCTTCGTCCTCGAACGCCGCCCCACCCGCGCCAAGAAGCCGGTCAACGCCGAAGCCACTACGCTCTATCACTCAGTGTGCGTGCCCGGCGTGACGCACCAGATCGTCGGTGACGTCGTCCTCGTGCGCTTCCCGGCCGACGACCCCGACGTGCCTGCGGACGCCGAGTGATCGGCGTCTACCACCTGCGCGGGAAGCGCCCCGCCGTGGAGCTGTACAAGGGCGCCACCGATCTCGGCATGGCGTTCGAGGTCGTGCACGAGGCTCGCCGCCGGGGCAAGCGCGGCCTCTTCCTCGCCGACCTCGTCCTCGATCTCCCGCACTGGCCGACCCGCGCCGAGCTGCTCGCGTCTCTGCCTGCCGCGCTCAGCGACCAGGAGCTGCGGGCGCTCCATCACACCCTCAGCGAGGAGCTGCAGCGGCGAGCGGCGAGCCGTCCCACCCGCGGGTGATCGTACGTACCGTACGTACCTCCCGTACACTGCGGCGAGCTGCACGCAAGTTGTCAGCTTGGGAGGTTGTATGCCCCACGTCCCTGCGATGCCACCCGGTGCGACCCGCTTCTACGCCCGCCTCGACCGCTTCGAGGCCGAGTGTCCCAACTGCGGCCATGTGATCACGCCGACCGCCACCGACGGGCGCGGCCCGGCTCGTCTCGCCAATCTGGGCAACCGCCGGGCCGCAGCCCGGAGCACGCCCAGGAATGCGAGCGTGCGTGATCTGGTCTGGAACCCGTACAGCCAGCGACTGCACTGCCCGTTCTGCGATATGAGCTTCCACGCCGGGCTGCTGCTGTACCCGGTGAAGAAGGGCGCCTGGATCACCACGGCGCCCCCCGACTGTCTGCCCAACGCCCGACAGCGGCAGGAGATTCGCGCGCAGGGCCGGGGCTGGTGGGCGATTGAGCCGCACTCCAAGCAGCACGAGGTGAACGTGTCGATCACCGCCGAGTGCAGCTGCCCCGACCGGGGCACCTCCCGCACCTGTCCGATCCACGGCTGGCAAGAGGCGAAAGCCCCGCCCGCAGCCCGCACGAATGACGCCGCCGAATAGCTGAGGCGGCGGGGTCCCCGGAGGACCCCCCTACACATGGACTTCTTACCCCGAAGACCAGAGTTATGTACAAGATAGGTCGGCCCATAGTTGAGTGGGCTTTTGGTGAGCCACTTGTCACAATTACCCGCAAAAGCCCACTCAGCAGGAAAACGTGAGCTATTTATATTTTCTATATACAGAAGGACTTAACCCCGAGTGGCCCACACAGGGGGGGTCTGGGCCGAGATCGCCGTCTCTTCGCCTGAGTCGGCGATCCGGCAGAGGGCGAAAGTCAGGTCGCGTCGAAGGGGGAGAGCAGGCGCCGATACGCGCCGAACCGCGCGCGGGTGATCTTGCCCTCCTCGATCAGCTTGTCGAGTGCCCGCTTGATGGTCGTCAGCGACAGCGGGATGGCCTCCGCCAGCTGGCGCAGCGTCTCCAGCTTGACGAGGCTCCCGTCAGCCGGGAACAGGTCCAGCACACGCCGGACCGTACCGAAGTCGGTCCCGCCGTAGGGCACGAACAGGCCCTGGTCGTCCCGTTCCAGCTGGAACGTCTCTAGCGGGACCGCGTGCGGTTGCCAGAGAAACATATAGAAGGTTTTGCCGATCTCTTCCGGGCTGGCGAGGTACGCCGAGGTGTCACAGAACCCGATCAGGGCGGTCGTGCCGAGGATCTGGTCCTGCGGGCGCAGGTAGCGGTCCTTCTTGTCGGCCTTCAGCTTGGCGGAGTGGGCCGAGGCCAGCATCGTCAGTCCCCGCTGGCGGAGCAGGGCCCGGATCTCGTGGCACGCCACGGCACAGCCGTCGTAATCCATCAAGTTGCCGCCCAAAAACAGCGACAGGGGATCGACGATCACCACGCTGCCCGGCGGCAGCTTCAGCCGGTCGATGAACTCGAACAGGCGCTGGGTGCGCTCGAACTTCCGCCGCAGGCTGCGGGGGTCGAACAGCGTGTCGTCCGCCATTGCATAGTGCGGGATCTCGGCGTAGCCGACGCGGGAGAACCAGAACTCGGCGCCCCGATCCCAGCCGCGATCGGCGATGACGATACCGACCTCAGGGATCGGCGAGGGCTGGTGCCCGAAGACCGGACGCCCGCGCTTCAGGTCGCGCGCCAGGCTGGCGAGCAGCGCCGTCTTGCCCACGCCGGGCGCGCCTGCCAGCAGCGAGATGCCGCCAGCGGGGATGATGTCGGGGAGGGGATCGGTCAGCGCGACGCGCGAGGGGAACGGGAGGATCACAGGACTCTCTTGACTTCTGGGATCGTCTGTGGCAGACATTTGGACCTCCTTGCCGTCCGTCCGTCTGGGTTGATGGGGCTGTGGGGACGGGCCTAGCCGGGCCCGTCTCCCGAAGCAAACACCGCGTAAAATCGAAGGCGCCGTTCTACCCCACCTCCCACGCCCTAATCAAGGTTCCCCCGCATCTAGGGCCCGACCTACGTACGTAGCCCAACGACCTGCGCGACAGTTGTTAGAGTTGACAGCTTTCGATCTATGCTTGTATTGTCTCGCGGGGGGCGCGAGCCCTAACCACAACCGGGACAGTTGAGGAGGCCTATGCAGACCGAGTATGCCCGCGACCTCGCCGATCAGAATCGCTCCCTGCTGGAGGCGATTGAGGAACGGCCGGGGAAACCGTTGCGCCTGCGGGTGCAACCCATGATCCTCCGCACCACCGGCACCCGCCACCAGTACAAGGCATGGCGCGACGTGTCGTGGACGCTGGAGGTCGCTGACATGGCGGAGGCCAATGCCTTCGCTGAGGCGCTGCGCGTGTTCTTCGTCACGCTGAACGCGGCGGGTCCCGATGCCGTCGCGGCCAGCTTGCGCGAGCTGGCGCCGCGAAAGGAGCGCACCGCATGAACCTCGAAGCCTCGATCCTCGGATCGACGGCGGTCAAACACCTGCAAGAGAGCGCCGCCTCCCCGGTGCTGCAAGTCGGGACCGACCGCCTCACACGCAGCCAGCTCGCGGCCGTGGAGTGCTACAACTTCCACGCCGCTCGCCTGCTCACCCACATCCTGCACGACGCGCTGAAGGTCCCCAACCTCCAGTGGGTCTACGACAAGCTCCCGCCTGCGGCGCTGGCGGTGCCCCGCATGGGCGTCGTCAGCCTCGCCGTCCTCGGCGCCGCCTTCGAGGCCAAGGGCATCGGCGGGAGCTACCCGCTCGCCAGCTACGTGCAGAAGCACAGGAACGGCGACAAGGTAGTGACCTTCGAGACCCTGAAGCATCGCGACCAGGTGCAGCAGGCGCAGGAGCGGAAGGCCACGAAGCGGCGGAAGGCCCAGCGCCGCGATCAGGCGCACAAGATTCGCGTCGAGCGTTTCACCAAGCGTGACCAGCAAGGCTGGAAGGAGTAGCGACGATGACGACGACGACGGAGAAACTCGAAGCGCTCGCTCAGGCTCATGAGCAGAAGGCCGCCGCGCTTCGCCTCGCGATTGCGGAACTAACCGGCCACGCGACCACGACCAAGGCACCGAAGATCAACGGCATGCTCACCGCTGCCGTCGCGCTCCGCGAGCGTCAGCGCCCTGCCACGCAGGAGCGCGCGACCGCCGAGGACATGGAGCGCCACCACGGGATCATCCGCGCCTACCTCGCACGGCAGGCGACGTGGGTCGGCAGTCGCCCACTCTGGGAGGAGTTGCAGCGGCAGGGGGAGGTGATGCCCTACAGCCGCGCGCAGAAGCTGGTGCAGCGGCTCGCGGCCCGCGGCGAGTTAGCGCGACGGGGCGAGCGGCACTACACGCAGTACCAAATGAAGCCGCACACCAAGAAAAAGCCCCCGAGCAAGCCGCCGCACACCCACCCGCGCGCGAGCGCCGACGGACACAAGACCGCCATCATCGTCGGCCTGGTGCGCGATGCCAAGGGGCCTGTCACGATCAAGGAGCTGGTGCCGCTGGCTCGCGCGGCGGGCGTGGCATCCCTCACGGGGATGTACAACTACGTCACGCAGGGCTACTTGCGGAAGGCGAAGAAGAACGGCCACCGCGCCTACGCGTTCGTCGCGATGCCTCCGGCCCCGCCTGCGCCCTCCTCCTCCTCAGCGTCGTGAGCGCCCGCGCGCGGTCAGCTGGCGTTGCAGATGCAGTTCATGCAGCAACTCCAGCTGCCGCTGCAGGTGCTGCCGCAGCTCCGAATCCAGCGCCGTGTGGGAGACCAGCAAGGACGGCTGGGCGCCGCTGCGGCTGATCGCCGAGGCGCGCCGTCGCGGCTCCATGCGCGTGCGCCGTGGGCCCTGCGCCGCACGCACGCGCGCCTCGATCTCCCGCAGCACGTCACTTAGTTCGAGCCCAAACGATTGCACCAGCTGTTGGTAGAAGTCGAAGGGGTGCGGCCGTTGCGTGCGCCGCCCGTGGGGCTTCAGCAGATAGCTCACTGTGGGCTGACTCACCCCCAACCGCTTGGAGAGTTCGGCCTGGGAGACGCCGTGCTCTTCGAGGAGTTCCTTGATCTTCTGGTTGAAGGCCTGTGACAACGTGAGGGTGGGGGTCGGAGGGACGGACGCACTAGCCATTAAGGGACCTTCTGCTACGCGGCCCAGTGTTCGCGCCGCACTAAGTAAGAGTTAGAGTATCACTAAGTGTCATCACCTGCACTGTGATGACAGATTGTGATACTTTAGCAGACGCCGCCGCGTCGCCACCGCTCGCGCCTCACCGCAAGTCGCCGCCACGCGCCGCCACGGCCTCGGGGAATCTCCTCTCCGTGTTTATTCGTAGAATTCCCCGTATTTCCTGAGCAAAACCTGAGCCGTATCTGCCGGGCCCGTCTGTGAGCAGGCGACTCGGCCGAGCGATGGCTCCGCGTGAAGTACGCGATTTCTGGCCGCAATCACGAAGTGCTTGACAGCGGCTCTTCACATTTCGTTAAATCGCCGCTCGCCCCCGTCGGTGTCGGCCGTGTTGAACCATCCCCGCCGCACCTCCGATGAATACGGCAGTTCGCGGCCCGGCCCGTTCGTCTCCCTCCGGGCCTATCTGGCCGGTCCCCCACGCGTCAGCCAGCGCCAGCTCGCCAAGCGCGCCCGCTGCAACCAATCGCACATCTCGATGATCGCCAACGGCACGCGGACGCCGAGCGCCAAGCTCGCGCTGACGCTGCACGCGATCACCGGCGTGCCGCTGGCGGCGCTGCTCAAGCCGAAGAAGCGCCGTCGTCGCCGTGCGCCGCCGCCCGCTGAGGGCGTGACGGCGGAGATGCATATGCAACAGGCGTGATGACGACGAGGCGACGATGACGACACCCACGACGACGACGACACCAGCCACGGATCTCCTGTGGTACACCGACCGCTCCCGCTTCAAGACCGGCACCAGCCGCTGCGCGCGTCAGCGCTACCTGGGGTATCACGCGGGCCCCACCGGCTACGGCCTCACTGCGAAGCGCGAGTCGCTGCCGCTGGCGACCGGGCTGAGCGTGCATCAGGGGCTGGAGGCCTTCGCCACCATCCTCCAGCAGGACCGCTTGCCGACGCTGGAGGAAACCCGCGGCATCATCGACGACGTCTGCATTGCATATGTATCTCGGGTGGAGGCGCGCGGCTTCCGCGGCATCCTCGGCAGCGACACCACCGAAGAGACGATCGTCGAGCAGCGCTCGCTCATCGCCGGGCTGCTGTGGGTGCTGTATCTCAAGTTCCTGCCGTGGCTGCTCAGCACCTACCGCATCGTGCTGGTCGAACAGGAGCGGCTGCACTTCCTCGACTGCGCCTGCGGCGCGCCGCCGCACGACGCCGCCGAACACGCGCGCCGTGGCTGCACGGGCAAGGCGCTGATGCTCAGGACCGACCTGCTGGCGCAGCGCCGCGGCGGCAGCGCGCTCGCCTACTTCGAGTGCAAGACCACCGGCTGGGATTCAGACGCGTGGGCCGAGCAGTGGGAAACCGACATGCAGCTGGGGCTCGGGACGCTCGACACCCCGCAGCTGTACGGGGCGGAAGTCACCGAGCTGTACATCGTCGGCCTGAGCAAGGGCTCGCGGAAGAAGGACCGCTACAACCCCGAGGACATGAAGCGGCAGGTCAGCTCGCTGTGCTACGGCTACGCGCGGCCGGGCAACCCGCCGCTGGCGCAGGAGGACTGGCTCCCGGCCTACGAGTGGACCGACGCCGAGGGGCAGACCAAGCGCGCCAGCCGCGCGCACAAGCGGCGGGGCATCTGGCACCTGGAGGAGAGCGACTGGCCGACCTGGCGCGCCTACAAGACCAGCAACCCCGACATGAGTGCCACC